TGACCTTCGGCGATGAACTGATCTTCCACACGATACACAAGGGGTTTCATGTGCACGCCTGAAGGTTGCCCTAGGTTGCCGACATTGCAACAGGTTGAGACTGATGATGGACCGATGTGGCTGGGTTGTTATGACGGGCAGTGCTGGCAGCACCACCAGCGATGGCAGGTGATGGTCTGGCTGCAGGCCCGGTCACGCCCGGACCAGCAATGCCCAGCCGGTAGCTGAGCCGTCGGGCATCCAGCGAGGCAGCCAGTTCCGGCGGCTGTAGCGGATCCCGGCGCCATTGGCATTGGAGACATAGCCGCCGCTGACGAGGTTGGCTTCACCGTTGGGGTCGTTGTGGTAGAAGGCATCGGCATCAAAGCCGATCGCGACCGTCCAATGGCCACCACCGGATGGGGACGTGGCAGAGCCATGGTGCAACCAGCCGACAGGCACCGGCCGACCGGCACGCAGTTCAGCTTCGAGCAGGTCCGGGCCGCAGTTGGTCCGCAGGGTGGCCTCGAGGCCAAGGGACCGCAGGGCTGCCAGCTGGGCCTGTGCGTCGGTGGTATCACCGAACTTCGACCGGATGACGTTGTAGGCGTCATCGGACGTGACCTTGCCGTAAAAGGCGGCGACCATGGCGCACGATGAGCTGAAACACTCGCGGTAGCCGGTGCCGGAGGCATTGTCGTTCTGCGAGAAGTACGGCACTTTCAGGCGCACCGACGCCGCCTGTACGGCCTCGCCCCAGAGCTTGGCCTCAGCATCACGACGACGGCGCAGGCCAGCCTCTGAGGGGCCGCCAGGGTTGACGTAGAGCCGCAGAACAGCCGGCACCGCGGGCCAGTTGCCGTCGCGTAGGGCCTTGGTGATGGAGTCAAAGCCTGAGGCGCCATAGAATCCGGCACCGACGTTGTAAGCGAAGCTCAGGATGGCCGCCTGCTGGCGTGCTGAGAGCTTGCGCCAGGTCGGGATCGAGCGGCTCAGCCGAGGCTCCAGCACGTCCCGGACGTGGCTGTCGAGCATCTGGTCCGCGACCGCCTGGGTGATGGTGTCGCCAGCCTTGACCTTGGACCCGTCGAAGTGGGTGGTGGCACCCCAGCCGATGGTCCACGGCTCACCGCCGGTCTCAGGATCGGGGTAGGCCTCCAGCCGGCACCCCTCGAACTCTTGAATCAACGGCAAGGCCAGCTTGACCGCAGGATTGTCCGGTGCCTTCGGTGGTGGGCCAGCACGGAACATCTCGAAGAAGCGTTCCCGCGCCTCTGGTGTCAGCCCTTCATCAAGCCAGTTCCATGCCGCGGCCTGATGGGGTTCGGGTGGATTGCCGGTGAAGCGTGCAGCATCGATCAGTTTGCCGGTCATAGCTGGTGGGGCGGTTGTTGGAATAGGGAAAACAGTTGAGAGCCGAGACCAAGGACGGTGGCAGTCGTGAGTTGCCATTCCTGCTGGCACTGCTGCGACCGGCTGCCGGCGCGAATCTCGCAGACGCTGACCTGTGCAACGGCAAGACCCAGGGCCGTACCCCAGACGATGCAAAGGAGGCGCAGGAACAGGGCCATCAGCGGACGGATTCCATGCGGGTCAGGCGGGTGTCCTGAATCCTGTCACTGGCCTCGATCTTGGTGATGCGGCTGTCGAAGTCTTCGGTTTTTTCGACTAGCTGCTGCTGATTGTGCAGGATCCGATCCAGTTGTCGCGGCACGGTCCACGAGAGCCAACCGACACCACAGATGGCACCGATGACCAGCCATGAGGCGGAGGTTGCGATGATCTCGCGCCAATCGAGGAGGGGCCTCCGATTGTCATTGCCGGTCATTTGTCTCGGTGCTGCATCCTCGGGCTAGCTTGCCTCAGAGGACAGCGCCGGGACCCATGACGAGAATCATGCCGGTGCTGGAGTTGACGCGAGCGACGACGCCCATGGGTTGACGATTGGCCGGTGCCGTTGCGGTGAGGCCACCACCCGAAGCGACGTAGAGGGTGGCATTGATGGTGTAGGTATTGGTCGGCACGTCGTTGAGCTTGCCGTGGGTGATGATGTGGCCATCCTGACCGGCGGGCAGGCTGTCGCCGATGAGACCAACAGCGGGCATGGTGGCAAGGCTGGCGGCATTGGCACGACGGACCAGCATGCGGTCTGTGTTGCCGACGTTGCCGACGCAGTAGACGGGAGTGCCCTTGGCCAGGGTGATGCTGTCGTCGTTGCGGACATGGACAAAGACCGACCCGGTGAGCTCACCGTGCACCTCATCGACGGTTGCGATACCGGTGACGGTGAGGCCAGCGAAGGTCGGTGAGTCGTCGGCATCGAGCTGGTCGAGGCGGGTCTTGCCCGTAGCGTTCAGCAGGCCGGCCTGTGTGGTCGTGGCCTGCGGCAGGGTCACGTCGACACCACTGGAGCTGGTGACGACCATCGTGGTCGTGGTGCGGGTGCCGACTGCCAGGTCAGTGGCGCCGGTCGTGACTTCAACGACGTAATCAGCCATTAGGGAACCTCCGTGAAACCTTCAGTGGGCAGCAGTCGCCCGTCAAGGTGGTAGATGTCGAGGCCGCCGCTTGGCTCGTCGAACTTCACGTCATAACCAGCACCACGGGCCAGGTCGATGACGGCAGTAATCGCCCGGGGGAAAGTGATGTTGAACCGCCCGACCGCGAGGCTGACTTCAGTGATGACGGCATCACCGAGCTTGGTGTTACGGCTGCGGTCTGGGTTGAGGCTCCACACGGCGCAGTAGATCCGGCCTGCATAGGTTGACAGGTCCACCGTGGCGCCTGCTGTGTTCTTGATCGTGATGGCGACGACCGTATCACCGCGGCGCTTGACCGGGATGTCGAGGGTGGTCCAGGTGGGGAGCATGGCCTAGCTTGCCTCGACTTCACAGAGGACCTGATTGGACGGGCCGACGTTTTCGGAGACGCCGAGATTGGTGACGATCATGCCGGGGAACTCGAGCAGCAGACGATCGGTTAGCACCATGAGCGGTGTACGACCCGACCAGTCGACCAGATAGACCTGCCAGACCTTACGGGCCTGCTGGTTGCGGTAGCCCGGCACTGCCTCGGGCACCGGTTCGCGGTAGATGACGACCTCCAGGCCCTCGACGGTGGTTCCCGACGGTCGGCCCTCCCCTTCAGCCCGTACGGCGATCGCAGGGGTGAGGGTGCCGTTCTGGAGGCGGTAGCGGCCCAGGTCATCCCGTAGGACGCCTTCGACGCGATCGCGCAGCTGTCGGACGGTTGTGGTCATGGCCTAGGTTCCCGCCAGGAGTAGATCCGCCTCGATCCAGCCGCCATGGCTTCGCTGCGGGATCTTGACGGTCCAGGTCAGCAGCTGCCGGTCTAGGTCGCGGACTGTGATGGTGCCAGCGTTGAGGCCATGGCAACCGACGAGGCCGCCGCGGATGTTGCCGCCCTCCCATGTTGGCGCCAGCACCCAGAACCGCCCACAGTCGGACCGCAAGGCCCGGCAGTCGGGTGGGCGGCCTGCGGTGTCGGCCTGGGCTTGTGCGAGGTGCCAGGCGGCCAGCAGCTGGTCGGGCAGCTTGCGCTCAGCACGTAGGGCCAGCATGACGGCGACGACGGCAGGGCTGAGCGAATCGCCGGACACCTCAGGGTCGAGGGTGCCATAGATCCACCAGTCGCGCTCGGTCAGCACCTTGGCATCCTTGCCGCGGTTGATGTTGAACAACAAGGCGGTGAGCTGGGCAATGGGCCGTTCTGCCCGTGCCGCAGCTTCCCGCTGCTGGGTTCGCATTGCCCGCAGGGCATCCCGGACGATCCAGGTCAGCTCTTGGCCGAACGTTTGGCGGTGGAACTGTCCGGGGTAGTGGTGGGCGAGCTCCCAGAAGGTGGAGGCCCAGGTGCGGGTTGGCTTGCCCCGTCTGGATCCTCCGGCGGCTTTTTTAGCACGTCCTCCGTCATGGGTTCCGGCGGGTCAGCCTTGACGACCTGTTCGTCCTGCCAGAGGGCATAGAGGCCATCGATGAGCACCCGCGGCTGGCGGCGCACATCATCGAGGGTGGCAGCGGCCTGTCCGCAACGGTGGCGCAGGAGGGTCAGGACTGCCGCGAGACGTTGGGTCTGGAACTCCCGGAGCCAATCGCGCTTGATGGTCTCCAGCTGCTGCGCATGGGCCAGGGCGATCTCAAGGGCCGCAGGTTCCTGCACGACGCCAGCGAGGTGGGCTTGGATGATGGCGTAGCCCTCGGCGCGGGTGATGCCGTGCTCAACGTGCCAGGCCTCAGCCAGCTTGGCAGCAGCCTCAAAGGTTGAGGGCTGGTCGGCCTGGATGAGGGTGTAGTCCGTGTCCTCATCGGTGGTGATGCCGCCGAGGACCGGGACCGCGATGATGCCAGAGGCGGTGTTGCCGATGAGGCGCGGTGCACCAGCGGCAGCGGGTGGGGTGGTGTAGTTGAGGTGGAGGGTCACTTGGCAGCGGCGAGGGTGGCGGCGGTCTGTTCGTTACGGAGGAGTGAGGCGCGATTGGCGGCCTGTTGCCGTGCGAGTTTGGCGATCAGTTGATGGCTGGTCATGCGCTGATGATGCTCACCTCCAGTTGAGCGTAGCGGCCTGGTGGTGTGCGGTTCTCGAAGGTGCTGTAGGGCGGGTTATAGCCAAAGAACCAGTTGCCGCGGGTGGAATCCAGCAGGGGGCGAAGTTGTGCGCGTGGAATCCGGACGGGATAGTAGGGGCTATCGGCATTGTCGTCACCATCTTTGGCGAAGTTGAATGTGATCACGTCGGTCGATTGGTCATAGACAATACGCGGCTCAAATCGCCGGAGCTGATAGGTCGGCACATAGTCTGCCGGGATGCTGCTGTCCCAGGCATCGTTGCCGGTCTGGATCTGATCGAACGATGCCGCACCGGCCTCGGATGATGTTGTGCTGCGACTCGCGGCGCTGAACTTCTGCCGATAGAAGGAGTAGGCATTGGCCTGGCCATCGATCAGCGCTTGTTGGGTGGGCCAGACTGCCGCAATCCCGGTCGGCCCCTTCTGGATTCGTGGCGTCGCCATGCTGTAGAGCGGGTGTTCATAGGTGGTGGCGATGTAGGCGTCTTTCTTGTACGGGTTCTGATAGTCGATGCTTGCCGATAGGCGAAAGGTCTTGTCGTTGAGCGGGTTAGGCGGCAGGTCTACGGCGGGGATACCTGCAGCGTCATACGCCCAGCGCACCTCAGTCGGCGGAACCTGGTCCCAGGTGGCATAGGACCGGATCATATAGAACCGGAGGCCACTGATCGAGACTGCCGGCCACGTGGCGCCGCTGATGGTGTAACGCACCTCGCCGGTGACGGTGCGATCCACTGCGGCGACGGTATAGAGCGTATCGGGTGTGGTCCAATATGACCGCATGAAGGTGTTAGCCGTCTGCGCCGATGGGCTGGTGCTGTAGATCAGAAACGGAACGATCCGGAACTGGTCGCCGACGCTGTAGAGGATTGCACAGCCGGGCTTGTCGTCACTGTCCCTGGCACTGGCCTCGGTGTAGACCTGCAGGATGATGTTCGGCCCGTCGTAACCGACCGCGAATCCACGGGGGCCGATGACGTAGGGGTAGACCATGAACGGGAACTCTTGCGCCGTCGGGTCAGTCCGTAGCGGCTCGAACTGCGGCGCGGCCATGGTCGCCACATCGGTGCCAGAGAGGCTGAGGGCCTTTGGCAGCACGGCATAGGACCGCCCGAACGAGAATGAGACGCCGCGGTTGTGGATGGCCGTATAGGGCCGGTACAGGCGCTGGTAGACGCCACCGGCCTGCGGTGCACGACCGTCGAAGTCTTGCCAGTCCTCAAGCGTGAACGGTGGCGCCGTGACGGTCAGCAGCTTGCCCGTCGCCGGGGTCTGAGCTGCGTTGAGTTGTGCGGTCGCATCCGGAGCCCTTGCGACTCCACCGGGGAAGGACCACTCGGGCAGGTCGATGAAGGTGCAGGAGATCAGCAGAACCGTCGGTGCACCCGTTGGCGTCGCGGCTGGCTCCTCGACCCGGCGGGTGAAGGATGGCGGTGCCGCCTTAGCGATGGCCTGGCGGCGCTTCTGCTCGACGGCCGCCTGTTCGCGCTTCTGCCGTTCCTGTTCGGTGAGGGCCTTGCGGTTGGCTGCCTGTTGGCTGAGCAGGCGATTGAGCAGGGCCGACCCTTTCAGGATGACGTTAATGATCGTGGCCACGATCAGGCGTCGTTCTGGCTGAAGGTAAGGGTATAGGTCTTGGACTGACCGGCGGCAAGCGTGATCGAGGGGGATTCCACGATGATGGAATGCACGTAGGTCTCGGTGGCGATCCGGATCACCACCGTGTCATAGGAGAACCCAGCCCCGGTCGCGGTGAAGGGGGCAGTGATGGCTGGGACTTCGACCCGGCCAGTCCCTGCCTGGTAAACACCAGCTCCGAGGGTGCCGGTAACAGCAGCGTAACCAGTACCACCACCAACCTCAACAGCACTCCAGGCGCTGTGCGTGGATTCAGCAGTGAGGCTGCCATTATTCGTGGCGAGATAGACCCGGTAGGCCTTGCCATCAAAGACCGCCGCCGATTGACGGAGCAGTTCTTTCGTGCTGATGGTGGTTGTGATTGCCATGGTTTCACCGGTTTGGTCTAGGTTGCCGAGATCGTGCGGATCGCCCGCCGCCAGGGTGGGCGGACGGGATAGGGCGGCGGATCAGGCCGTGCATCAAGGAAGGTGAGCCCTTGCAGTGGGTATTCAGCCGGAGGCCAGAGGGAGACGCCGCCGAGGAAGTGGTAGGAGTAACCGTTGGGGGTGATGACGGCCATCAGGCGATCCTCACCCAGAGGCACCCAACAGAGCGGGTGTAGGTCTTACCTTCAAGGATCACCGTGTCGCCCCAGTCGCCTGTCGCACCATTGGAAACCAGCATGTCGTATGTTGGCTCACCTAGAAAGTGAGTGTCGCCATACTGGGCGCCGAGCTTAAAGAAATAGCCGTTGCCATAAGTTACGGCTGGCTGCGGTGCACGAAGCGCAATGCTTGACTGCAAGCCAATGTAAGGAGCGCTTGTGTTTCGCTGAGGCGTTAAGAACTGTGGGATGCTGTTTGAGGACAAGTAGTTACCAGCCTGCGAAGCGTAAAGCCACTTTCCAAGTCCTGTCGATGGGTAATAGCTGCCGGCGGCCATGTTTGCCGTTGACAGCCTGCACAAGAAGTTAATCGCTCCGATATTGCTGCCACTCTGAACAAATCGACTTATAAAAGCAAACCACGGAGTTGCGCCCTCTGCGTCGTACGCAGTCCTGTAGTCAACGGCATAACTGGTTAGCGATCCCGCGACAGCTCCAGAGCCACCAATGTTGGCGAAAGTAGCTGCGCCGGCGCCGTTATTGGCGCTGCCCGCTGTTCTGCCGTAATAGATTCCCTGGGAGCTCGTGTTGGCACCACCAGCCTGCATATTGCAAAACCTGATCCCATAATCGCTTGACGTGTCGGACTCACGGCACCGCAGCAGCCAGCGCACCTCATCACTGGTGCCACGAGCAGTTGCATCGCCCGGATCGTGGATGATACTGATCTTGCTGGCATCGTTGATCGCGTTCACCCAGTTGGTCAGCTGCACGTCGAGCTTCCAGCTGGGGTCGGTGCTCACCCAGGTCGGGGATGCCCACACGTCACCCGCCGCGCTGCTGAACGTGGTGGTTACGACAGCCATCAGCTCACCTCCTCATAAGCAACGGACACATCAAACGCTGACGCACCCGACGACTGGGCATAGAGCGCATCACCTTCTTCCAGGTAGATGTAATCCTCCCGGCTGGTGACGATCAGCGACAGCCCAGCATCGACCGGCGCCGCCTTGATCAGGTACCGATGGGTCGAGGCCCGGTAGACGGTGATCGAGATGCTGGAGGATGACGCGGTGATGTTGCACGCCCGGATCGTCGTGACCTTGAGCACCCTGCCACTGCTGGAGCCATTGGCCAGCACCGATGCCAAGGTGGTGGAGGCCTGAGCGAGGGCCAGTTTGCCGGTGACGACCAGCGGGACCCGTAGGTTTGGAGCAGCCATCAGGTCATGCCATCGCGCTAGTTTGCCCAGCCTTCAGGCCACACGGCTTCGGCGTCCCATTCGTAGTGCTGCCAGCTCCACGAGTTGAAGTAGGTCTCATCGCTGGCCCCGCTGCTGGTCTCCACCTCCAGTAGCACTTCGGTCGATGGCACCACCATGAGGCCAGTGAGGACCGTGATCACGGTCGGCGGTGGCACCACCACGTCAAGGGCCGTGAGCGTGTCGAGCAGGCCGCCAGACTTCAGCTCAATGCCCAGCTGGGTCGTGGTGCCAAGGTTGACGGTCTCGATCCCGATCTGCAACCACGTCTGCACGTCGAGGCCCGTCAGGGTCGGCAGGGCCACGGTCTCAAGGCCAACCAGTAGCAGCGTGACAGCGTCGAGCTTGGTGGTCGTCTGCAGCGCCGCAGCATCACCCGGCAGGATCAGCGCATAGGGGAGTTCCCCGACGACAAGGGCCGTGGTGGTCGCAGCATCGGCCGGGATCTCCTCATTAAACGGCGCCAGCACCCGGGCTGCCGTCATCACCTTGGGCCAGACCGGCGCGACGGCATACGGCAGGATCGTGCCGAACAGTGCCTGCAGGTTGGCCGGATCGAAGCCAGCAGGGACCGCGACGGCGTTGGGCGGCTGCGGTGTGGGGTTGGTCGAGATCGCAGGTGCCGCCCCGAGGGTCGTCACGCCCGGCGGTGTCGGGAACCAGATCGCCGCTGCTGCTGGAGCGGAAGCCAGGAGAGCAGTGCGGGTTTCGAGCGATACAGCGGTCATACGGTGCCGATGCCTCCCCAGAACATGGCATCAACCTGCGCCGCGATGCCATCGGCGGAGAAGGCCCAGGAGGTGCCATTGACGCGGTACTGGCCCACGATGCCGTCAAGGTTGATGTAGAGCGGATCAAAGGGCCGGACCGGCACCAGCTCGGGTTCAAGTTGCAGCGACAGGCCGGCACGATTGGCGAGCCGGAGACGGTTCTGGATCCTGGCAAACCGCAGCACCTGCCCATTGATGGTCTCACCGACAGGCGTGTACTTGGCCAGGGCCGGATCGTAGACGTAGTAATCGGCGAAGGCATAAGGCAAGCTGTAGCCCACCTCACGCTTGTCAGTTTCCTGCCCGGCTTGGATCTTGACCTTTGCCTTGACGGGTTCTTGGGTGCGGAACTTCTCGGCCAGCAGCTGATCCGGGTCGGGTCGCGCTTGATCTGGTGGTGCGACCTGCTCGGCTTCGGCGGTGCTGACCTCCTGGCTGTTCTGCAGCTCGACCGAATCAATCGCCAGGCCGCGCAGCATGGCCGTGGCCAAGGCGACCACCTCAGAGTAAGCACTGGCATCCTCGGCCTGCCTAGCGATGGCCTGCTGGCCCTCCTGGGTGTGAAGCGGCAACTTCTCGACGGTCCGTTTGGTTTTGCTGTACTTGATGACCAGCCCATCGTCCGTCGTGGCTTCCCACTTGGCATAGTCCGTGGTAGTGCGCTCGGCTAGATAGGCAGGCGTCAGTCGTGGGTTGTAGATCGTCTGGCCGCCGCTGACGTCGTAGGTGTAGCGGATGGCTGATTTGCCAATGCTGACGACTTCCGGTTCGTAGCGTTCCTGCACCTGCCGAATGAGAGTGCCATTGTTGTCGTACTCGTACCGCTCAATGGTTTCCATCAGCAACGGATAGGCGCCAGAAACCGAACCGTTGTAGAACTCAAGCGCCTCCTTAAAGTAGGATCCGTTTGCCACGGGTGCATAAGTGCGTTCGGTGGTGGTGCGTTTAGCGACTCGGTTGTTTTCGTCGTACTCGGTTCTGGTGTAGACGAATGGCACGTAGTTCAAGAAATAGGTGGACTTCGTCGTGGCAGGTGGCGCCGGGTTCCAGGCGATCTCCAGCCGCTGGAGACCACCAATGGACTCGTCATAGGTCCACAACACCCGCGACGGTGGCAGATCTGGCGGCTGGTTGGGGTCGTCCGGCGGCTCAGGTGTATCCGGCGGGCCTGGTGGGTCCTGCGGGCTGCCCTCGTCGATGCTGTCTTCACCGGCCTGGATCGAACCTGGGGCGAAGGTGTAGTTCGGCGTTGTCACGTCGACGGTTTCGCCGCCCAGCTCGCCGACCGCGATGGGTTCCATGGCGATGACTTCATCACGGCCGATGACAGGTCCGGTGCCGGAGTCATCGGTCAGGTTGCGCAGGACCAGCTGTTCGGACTCGTTCAGGTAGCCGATGTAAGCGGCACTTTTCAGGATCTCGTCGATCATGCCGACGTAGGTGGTGTCGGCCTCGAACTTGGACCCATTGAACCGCACCGCAAACGGGAGAGCTGCAGCGGCCGTGATGCCAAGGGCGGTGAGGCAGGTGTTGATGACGTAGTTGACCGCGATGCTCTGCGGGATGTAGCCGCGATCCTGAACGCGGATGGGATTCGTCGGGTCCGCTGCAGCACTGACCGCGATCGTCGGTTGCTTGCGGCCGGTGTCCTTCTGGTAGTCGCGCTTTTTGTAGTCCTTCAGGTAGGTCAACTTGCAGCCCAGCTCGATCTGGGTCTGGCGGGAGAAGGGATCCGCGAACGACGACAGCACCCGCAAGCGACGGGGGAAGCGCGAGAGCCAGCCGTTTTTCTGATAGGCGAAGTCCACGACCTGCCCCAAGGTCGGCTGGTAGATGCCGTCAAGCGTGACCGATCCGCGGCAGTAGATCAGCCCGTTGCCTTGCACATAGGAATCTGACAGGCTGCCTTCGATGATTGGGCCGAGGTTACAGAAGACGTTGGCGCGAATGTCAATCGTCATCGGACCAGTGCCTGGGTCAGGTTCACGGTGTAACGGGTGGCCTTGGCCCCACCGTCAATGATGACCTCTCCCGTGGCCTCAGGCGGGCTGATGGGCCAGTAGGTGCCGGCTGCTGGGGTCGTCTGCACAATGGCCTCGTACCACGTCTGTAGGGCCGACCAGCCGGCCGAGGTGGTGGTGCCGACGACCTTCCGCAGCTTGGTCGCGGCCAGTGGGCCTTGGACATAGTGGCGACCGCCGGCCGTGAGCTGTAGGTTCGGTGCGTCCTGATAGCCGACGGGCTCCTCGATCAGCGTCAGGGTGCAGCTGCCGAGCGTGAGGGTGCCGTAGGCGGGCCTGCTGGCCTCCTCCGATTGCCGGCCCTTCTCCTGTTCCCGCAGCAGCACCGCCAGGGCCTGTGTGGCATCGACGAGGGTGAAGGATGCCTGAACGTAGGCGCCGAGCTGCTCACCGGCAGGAGCTGACACGAACCAGCACGCGACCGATGACCATGACTGGCCAAAGCCATCGGCGGTAAGACTGACGGTGGTGCCGATGGTGCCCGATAGGGCGGTGTCCTGATCCTGGATTCGTGCATCACGCCAGGTGTCGTAGACGCTGAGGAGTGCGGTCCACTGGGCTTTGGTGAGGAGGCCAGAGATGGACCAGAAGCGCGAGGTAAGACCTTGCCGTGCATCACCTTCGTAGCCGAACGGCTGCGCGGTGAGATGGGTGCAGGAGAAAGCGCCGATGGTGACGGTCATTGGAGGCTGTTGACAGTGTTCACGGTGGCAGCCCCGCCGGCTTCGTTGGTGACGTTGACCTGAACCGACCAATCCTTGTTTGCCAGCTCACCGATGGAGCCTTCAAGGGCACTGATCCGATCAACCAGGGCGGTGTTGCTGTTGCTGATGTTTTCAGCAGCGGTCAAGGATGCCTTGCTGTTCTCTTGGATTGGTGCCGGGTCGATCTGGATGGAATCCAGGAAGGCGCGGAAGCCGGGCTGCTGCTGCACCTGCGGCAGTGGCAGGTCATCGGCCGCCGCGGCCCGGCGCTCCTGCTCGAGCTGCTGCCGGCGAAGCTCGAATAGCTGGGTCGCCCCCGTGATCTTCTCTGCATTGATCTCCCGGACCAGCGCCCGTTCCTGCTGCGCCAGCCTCAGGGCCTGTTCTGCCGCTTGGATTTCGGCCGGGGCCCCTTTAGCCTGTGCCTGCGCCAGCTGAGCCCTTGCGGCGATCTCTCCGCGTTGAGCAGCCAGGTCGGTGATCCTGCCTTCTAGGTCAAGCTGCTTGAGTTGCGCTTCAAACTCGGCCTGCTGCGCCCGGGCTTTCAGGTCGAAGCTCCGGCGTTCGAGCTCATCACGCTTGAGCTGGAACTGCTCCTGGATGGCGGCCCGGGTGCGGTCGTTGGTGACGCCTTCTAGGGCCCGCTTCTCCTGGGCATTGAGCAGGGCCTCTTCGGTGCGGAGCTTGGCATTGGCTAGGTCGGTTTCGGCCTGTGCGATCTGGCCGGTCAGGTCGAGGCGTGCTTGGTTGAGCTTGAGGGCAGCGGACTGGGTGTCGACGTTGAAGGTATCGGGCCGGATTTCGGCGACGGCAGCAGAGGTGCCCTTTGCGGCATCGGTGGCAGCCTGCAGGGCCTTTTCCACGATGGGGATTTCGCGGCCCAGCTCCTGAAATCGAAGGGTGCCGATGCCGACCTTGTTCTGCTCAGCCCTAAGGGCTTTGAGCCTTTCGTTCAGGCTGTCAATGCTGACGATTACCGGTTTCACGGGATCAGCGCCACCGGTCTGCGGCTTTGCGATCAGCTCGACCGGTTTGGTCTTCTTGCCGAACAGCGAATCCAGGACAGGTTTCAGCGTCTTTCCTGCTGCTGTCAGGCTGTCGGTAGCGAGTTTGGCGCCGCCAAGGCCTTTGATCAAAGCCTCAAGGGCCTTGAGTTGCGTCGGGCCGAGTCCACCAAAGCCGCCGAGGTTGGTGGCCTGAGCCTGTCCTAAGGCCTGCCTGGCCTCACGGGATCGAATCGCAAGCGATGCCAGTTCCGCCAATCCAGCGACGACCGGCTTAACCAGTGGCAGGATTCCTTGCCCCAGTTCGGTCTTTAGTTCAGTGAAGGCGTTTGTGAGCTTGCCGATGGCCTGTGCTGCGGTCGGTGCGCTCGACGGGCCGCCGTTGATCTGCTTGAGGCCAGCGGTGAAGGCAGGGAAGAACTCCTTACTGGTGAGCTTGCCGGACTCAACAAGCTTGATCAGCTCCTGCTGAGTCACGCCAAGACCTTTGGCGGCGGCTGCAAACGCGACCGGCAGCCTCTCCCCAAGCTGCCCGCGCAGCTCCTCCATTGAGACGGTACCTTTGGATGCGATCTGCTGCAGCGCCAGCAATGCGCCTTCTAGTTGATCGCTGGTCAAGCCAAAGTTAGTGGCTGATTTTGCTACTTCAGTGAATAGGGCTTGCTGCTGATCCAGTGGCACGTTTGCAGCTGTTGCAGCCGCCGTAAAGCTTGAAAATGTGCTGGTTAGCGTCTTGAATGACAGGCCAAGTTCGTCTGCAAGGCCTTTGGTGAAGGCCAGCGCCTGCGCTGCACCCTGTTCGCCCAGCGTAATGCTCAACCGACGGGTTACGGACTCCAGTTGGATGGCCTCTTGGGCCCCCTGGCGGAAGAACTCACCAAGGGCAATGACACCAAGACCACGCACGAGGCCGCCAATCTGCCCACGGATGGCGCCGATAAATGCCTGCTGTTGCGCTGCGGCTGCCGCCTCGGCGTCTGCCCGTTGCTTGGCTGCGGTCTTGGCAGCCTCGTTCAGCCGTCGGATCTGCTCGATTCGCTGCTGGGTTGCCTGCTTCTCCGCCTCAACCGCTGCCCGTGCCGCCTGCTTGGCCAGCGTTGCCTGCTCCCGCGCGGCGGCCTGCTGCGCCTCCAGCGGTGACCGTGCCGCCGACTTCAGTGCCGCTTCAGTCTGCGCGATCTCCTGCCGTAGCTTCGCAAACGCACCGCTGCCGATCTCAAGGCCTGCCAGCTGCGCCTGCTGATCCTTCAGTTTCTGCCGCAGCGCATCAATGCTGTTGGCGACCTTTGTGGTCTCCTGCTGTGCCGTTTGCCCGAACTGCTGCAGGGCCTGCTGGGCACCGGCCTGGTCGACCTTGATGCCTAGTACGACCTCGCCGAGGGAGTCTGCCATGGCCTAGCTTGCCGGCAACCTATGGCATGACCTCAGCTCTTGCCGCCGTCGCTAATGCTTCCGTCACCTTTGACGTAGCAACGACCGGCACCGTTGTCGATCCCTTCACCGGTAATGTCCTGCCTCGCACCGAGACCGTTACGGTTACGTGCTACCTGCGGCAAGGCTCACCCGCGATCACTGACCTCGCTGGTGTCAACGTGGCCGGTGATACGTTCTCAGGCTATGCCGTGGCACCGCAGGCACTCGATGCCAGGGTGGTGCCGGGGACGCTTGGGATGCTGACGTTTGCTGGGCAGACGCCAGCCCGTTGCGTGGTGCAGGAAGCCCGCGGGCCGTATGGCACCACCGGCCTGATCGGTTCGACGCTGCAGCAGGTGCTGGGCGACAAGCTACAGATTGTGCGCTATCGGCAGCAGGCATGAACCTGACGGTCACCACGACATTCAACCCGGGCAACCTAGACCCGTCGCGGTTCATTGCCCGTAGCGCCGAGATCCTGCGGGCCTATGACTCGGTGATCTTCCCGGCGTTTAAGGAGGAGATCAAGGCGGCACAGTTCAGCTGGCCGAGGGCAACGAGGCGCCGCGGCAAGAAAGGGGAAGCCCCATACACCGTCACCAGCCCGCGGGATATTGTCGACACCGGCGATTTCCTTAGCTCGCAATTCCGACGGCAGGAGGCCCCGCTGAGCCTGAGGCTGACCTACACGTGGGGCGGCAGAGGCACCGGCGTCAACTATGCCGGCTACATCTTGACCGGGATTCCAGCAAGGGGCTATCCGGGCCGGGATTGGATCAAACCCGTCTTCACGGATCACCCCCTCGATCGGTTCTTTGCCACGAACTGGCGGCGGCTTGCAGGTGCTCCCAACAAGCCACCGCGGGCCTAAGGTCAGGCGATCGTAGCGACCGTCAGGACCGGCGCCGTATCGCCCGAGCTGAACACCGACGCATCGTCGATGGTCAGCGTATCGCCCACCACGAAGTTGTTGCCACCAGAGACGATCGTGACGGTCTGGATCACGCCCGAACCATTGACGGTCGTGGTCGCTGTTGCCCCGCGGCCCGACGCTTGGCCGGCCTTTGGTGTCACCGGCACCAGCGGCACCGCCGAGGCAGCAGCCGCCAGGCCAAGGCCGCCATTGGTAACGGTCAGCGTCGCAATCGAGTCGCCCTGCTGGTATTTGTAGTAGACGCCATAGCCGTTGAGGGTGCCCGACACCTTGGCCACGTTGCCGGCCTGAATGTCTTCCGACAGTCCCGACACCTGCACGACCGCCGCGAGGATCTCCGGATCGTCGTCGCTGCCATCAGTGACGGGCGATTCACGCCAGATCTGCAGGCATGCACCGTTGGCGGACTCCAGGAATGCCCGCTCCATCAGCTTGTAGCCGGCCGAGGTGATGTCCATGTTCATGCCAAACGGCATCGACCACGAGTTGCCCGACACCAGCTGCTTGGCAAAGCCAGCCTCACTGGCATAGTCAATCGCGTTGACGGTGTCAGAGTTGGAGGTGACGCCAACATTGTCGATGTTGATGATTTCGGTCATCGTGGACCGGCTGGTCGGGATGGCGCTGGCCGTA